ACCCGTTCGGGGCGGGATGAACCCCGGTGCGCGACGACGGCGGACGGTCGAACTAGAGGCAAGACATGACCAGCGAAAAGGACGACAACGATTTCCTCAGCGAAATGATGCAGGACGAACCGGAGCAGGCCGAAACGCCCGAGCCGGAAGAGTCCGAAGTCGAAACGGGCGAGCCGGAGACGGCAGACGAGCCGGAGGTGACGCCGACCCCCGAACCAGCGAAGGAAAGCACCACTGTCCCGCTCGCATCGCTCAAGGCGGAGCGTGAAAAGCGCCAGCGTGCCGAGGCCGAACGCCAGCGATTGGAAGCCGAGCTTGCCGCGTTGCGGCAGCAGCCGACCCAGCCGCAGACGCCGACGCAGCCGCTGGACTTTTACGCAGACCCGGAAGGCTACGTCTCCAACGTCGTCACCAAGGCGCAGCAGCAGGCGGAAGCCCGACTGTACGCCGCGTTGGAAGCCGAGGCCCGCGATTCCCTCCCCGACTACGACGAGCTGATGGAAGGCCTAGTGCCGGTTGTGCAGAACAACCCGGTGTTGCGCCAGCAGATTTTCAGCAGTCCGAACCCGGCGAAGGCCGCGTATCAGCTTGCCCAGCGCATCAAGGCAATGGAGTCGATGCAGGACCCCGTTGCCTATGAGGCACAGATGCGTGCGCGCATCAAGGCCGAGCTTGAATCCGAGTTTGTAGCCAAGGCGGAAGCCAAGGCCGCAGCCGCCCGAGCCATTCCCCCGGACCTCGCCGGTTCGCGCTCCGCCATCGCAAAGGGCGCAGCCCCCGTCGAACTGTTCACCGAACTTTTCCCGAAATAACACTAGAGGCTAGAACATGACCACGATTGTAAGCGCGGCAAACCGCGTAAAGCAGTGGGACTCCAATTTCTTCAAGGAGTACATCCGCCAGCACCGCTTCAAGCGGTACATGGGTTCGTCCGAGAACTCGATTATTCAGGTGCAGAATGACCTGACTAAGAAGCAGGGCGATGCGATCACCATTCCGCTTGTTGGTGCGCTGAACGCCGCAGCCGGTCCGAACAACGGCAGTACCACGCTTGTCGGCGCTGAAAAGGCCCTGCCGAACGACGGCCACCGCATCGCCGTTCGCGTGGTGCGCGACGCCGTTGTCGTTAGCATGGAAGAAGAGCAGGCATCGCCAATCGCCATCCGTGACGCTGGCAAGGTCTCGCTGAAGGACCTGGCGGGCCGCTATCTGCGAAACGACATCATTACCGCGATGGGGTCGATTCAGGGCGTGTCTTACGCCACTGCCACGGCGACCCAGCGCAACCAGTGGAACGCCGCCAACGTTGACCGCGTTCTGTTCGGCAATAGCGTGTCGCTCTACAACGCCACGCACGCCACGGCGCTCGCCAACATCACCGGCACCATGCGCCTGTCGCGTAGCATCGTCTCGCTGCTGAAGCGTCGCGCACAGTCGGCCATCACGGCGAACGGCGAAGGCATCCGCCCGTTCACCTTCGGTGAGGACGAGGAAACCTATGTGCTGTTTGCCGGCACCGAGGCCTTCCGCGACCTCAAGACCGACCTTGAAAGCGTGCATCGCGATGCCCGCGAGCGCAGCATCGACAACCCGCTGTTCACCGGAACGACCTCGCTCTTTTGGGACGGCGTCGTTGTCCGTGAAATCCCGGAAATCCCGGCGACGGGCAACGTGGGCGCGGCCTCGGCTCGCGTGGCTCCGGTCTACCTTTGCGGCGCGCAGGCGCTCGGCGTGGCGTATGCCCAGCCGACCAAGACCACCGTCCGCAAGGAAGACGACTACGGCTTCCGAAACGGCGTTGGCTTCTACGAGCTGCGCGGCGTGGAAAAGGTGCTCTGGGGGCAGGGCAACCTCACCACGGCGAAAGACTGGAGCATGGTCACGGGCTTCGTCGCGGCTCCGCTCGACGCCTAATCGGCTATGCGGGGGGATGGGGATTCCTATCCCCCCTGTTAAGGAGGCGGCATGGCGACTTATAACCGGCAGCGATTGGTGCGCGACTGCCTCATTGAAATCGGCATCCTCGACCCGAACGAGTCGCCGTCTGCCGAAGACTACGAGGCTACGGATTCCATCGTACAGCAGCGCATGGAAGGGCTGTACGATGAAGGCTTGATCCCGTTCGACCTCGACGGCGTCATCCCGGCGCGCTTCATGCGCCCGCTCGTCAAGGTGATTGCCGCCGAACTGATGGCGGCTTATGGCGTGCAGAGTCGCGCCGATCTGACCCTTGCGCGATCCGCTGAAGGTATGCGCGACCTGTGGGCGCTGCGCGATCAGACGCAGATCGACGCCACGACGCGGGCCGCGTACTTCTGATGACGCGCCGCGAGATCAATCTGATCGGCGGGTTCTACAAAGACTCGTCGCTGCCGTGGTCAGCACAAGACACGGTGAACTGGCTTCCCGTTCCGGCGCAGGAGAGCGGCACGCGCTCGCCGATGAAGCTGCGCGGCGTGCCGGGGCTTTCGCCGCTTGGCGAGTCCGTAGTGGAACAGCTTAGGCTTGTCGGCTTCGCCCCTGACGGCGTTGTGGGAACGCCCTATTCGTTCTCCTACGCCGCCACGGGCGGCACGCCGCCTTACACGTTCTCGCTGGCCTCTGGGTCAATGCCCCCGGGGCTGACGTTCAACGCTGGCGCGATTACCGGCACGCCCACCACGGCTGGACTTTATCCGTTTAGGCCGAAGGTTTCCGATTTCGATGGTCAGGAAGATTCCCGGCCGGACGATATAGAAATCTCTACCGTGCCGATTGCTGGCCGGTTTGTGTTCTTCTGGCGCTCGCTTCAGTTCTCGCCCGCCATTGCCGGCGCTGATACTTCGGTTTCTGGCGAGTCGCTTGACTACGCGGAAGAACTGGAATACGGATTCAATGCCACGCAGCGCGCCGCCGCTTCTGCGGAAGGGACGATCCTTTGCGCGACTGACGGCAATATCATTCTGCGCTCGACTGACAGCGGCCTGACGTTCACATCGCACTCCGTCGCCCGCGCCTTTGGAACTGACATTTCCGGCCCGGTCAAGGTTGACGGCCGCTGGTGCCTTGGTGCGACCAACACCAATGCCCAATACAGCGACGACGACGGCGAAACGTGGTCTAACTCGACCGGCTCGCCCGTGCGAATCGTGGCGCGCAACACCGCCGGCACTATCGTCGGGTTCTTCGTCAACAGCCTAGAGAGTCGCGTTAGTTCCAATGGCGGCGCATCGTTCGCTGCGGCTGGCACCGTGTCCGGCACTCAGACTAGCGGCAGCCGTGGCATTGCTTGTGACGGCACCACGTTTATGCTGGCCTTCCTTGACGGCTCCGGCGTGCCGCGATTCAGCACTAGCTCTAACTCTGGTTCGTCATGGAGTTCGCCCCAGACATTGCCGTTCGTCGCCCCGCTGTCAAACACCCCGACTTCTAGGGGGATTGCCGCAGGGGCGGCCGGAGAGTTCGTCATTGTCGGCGCTTCTGGCGAGGCCGTGTATACGGATGACTCCGGCGCTACGTGGACGGCTAGCAACATTGGCGCGCAAAGCATTACGTGCGTTGTCTACGGCGGCGGCCGATGGGTGGCGATTGGGCCTCCGGCCGCATTTGCGCCCCCGGTCCCGTACTACAGCGATGACGGCGTAACGTGGACGGCTGGTGAATCTACCGGACTGACTAGCTCCATTGGAGTTAACTGCGGGACTTACCTACTGGCATGAGTATCACCGCCCCCATTCGTGGACTTCGCAATGTCGAAGGCTCGCTGTTAATCGTGGCTGAAAACAAACTTTACCAACTTGGGCCTGGCGGCGAGGCGATAGTTCGTGGGACGATTCCGGGCATTGGCCGCGTTAGCATCGATTACAACCAAGTCGCGGGCGGAAACCAAGTCGCCATCGACAACGGGTTTTCGCGCTACGTCTACAACACTGCGGACGGCTCTTTTGCCCAAGTCACCGACGATCAGTTTCCCGGCTCATTCGTTGCCGAGTTCCTAGACGGCTTCATCCTCGGCGTTGAACCGTTCGGGCGCTATTGGTTCTGGTCAGACCTTGCGGACGCGCTGAGCTACAGCAGCTTTGACCGCGCGCAGGCGGAAGCCCGCCCCGACCCGATTCAGGCGCTAAAGGTCTTCAACCGTGAGGTTTGGGTCTTTGGCCGCGACACCACGGAAGTTTTCGTCAATACCGGGGCACTGAACGGCACGTTTCAGCGTGCCGGCTCAACCGTGCTGAACGTGGGCTGCGCTGGCCGCTTTGCGGTCGCTCGCAGCAATGCCGGCCTCTTTTGGCTTGGCGGCGATGGGCGCATGTACTCAGCACAGGGCTACAACCCCGCGCCGATCAGCACGCCTCCGGTTGAACAGGCCATTCGCGGCTTGGATTGGTCGCAGTGCTTCGCGTTCACGTGGGAAGACGAGGGGCACAGCGTCGTTTACTTCGGCTTCCCTAACGGCGTGACGTTCGGCTTCGATGCGTCCACCGGACTTTGGCACCGCCGCGAGTCGCAGGGCCTTCCGGGCTGGCGCATCGGCCACCTTGAACGCTGGAGCGGCAAGTGGATTGCCGGCGATATCTACAGCGGCGGCATCTACGAACTCGCATGGGACGCCTACGACGAGGCGGGCGGCCCGCTGGTATGCGAGCGCACCTCGGGCGTGTTCTCGGACTCGCAGCACCGGCTGGTTTTCTCCGGCCTTGAGCTTGTCATGGACACCGGCAGCGGCAACGGCAACGCCGAGCAGAAAGTCGTTTTACAGTATTCCGACGACGGCGGACGAAACTGGACGAACTGGCGCGAAGGCTCGATGGGCGCGCTAGGTGCCTATGCACAGCGCATCCGCTTTCACCGTCTCGGGTCTTCCCGCGCCCGTGTCTGGCGCATCCGGTGTAGTGATCCGCGCCGCCGCGATCTTCTTTCCGCATCTGTCACCGTCGAATCGGCGGGCTAGGAGCTTACGTGTTGAATGCACTCGGAATGGGCGTGTCCGTCCTCGGCGGCTTGCTTGGCAACAGCGCAGCCCGTCGCGCAGGTCGCGCACAGCAGGCCGGACTTGCTCAGGGCCAGAACTTCCTTTCGGACGCGCAGGCCGGTTATACGCCCTACACGCAGTTCGGCCAGAACGCCTTGGGCCGACTGTCTGCGGTAGAGGGTGGCGATTACAGCGCCTTTGAAAACGCGCCCGACTATCAATTTGCGCTTGACCAGTCGATGCGGGCCAACGACCGCTCCGCCGCCGCGCGTGGCTCGCTTTACTCTGGCGGCGCTGATGCCGACCGGATGCAGCTTGCTTCCGGCCTCGCCTCGCAGAACCTTCAGAACTACCTCGGGCGGATGATGGGGCAGGCCGGCATGGGCATGCAGGCGCAGGGCGCGGTGTCCAACATCCTCGGCCAGCGCGCAGGCCTCGCGGTTGACGCAGGCAACGCTGCGGCCGGCACGGCAATGCAGCGCGGCCAGAACTGGCAGAACACGCTGGGCAATGTTTGGAGCTTCGGCAGCGATTGGCTTGGCGGCAACAGCCTCGGCAAGCAGGGCAAGGGGTACTAATGGACTTCTACGCACGCGGCATCCAAGCCTTTGAGCAGGGCAGGGCGCGCACCGCTCGCAACCGTCTCGCGGAGCTGTCCAGCGCGGCACTGTCGGCCCCGGTCGAGCAGCGCGGGCAGTTCGCCTCGCAGATCGCGGCGATTGACCCTGACGCGGGGTTCTCGTTCGATCAGGGCATTCAGCGGCAGCAGCAGGCGATGCAGGCGGAGAGTGAGCGCAGGCTTGGCAACATGGCGAAACTGCTATCCGTCGCCCCGTCCGAGGCTCGCGGCAATCTGTGGTCACGCATCCGCCCCGGCTTGCAGCAGATGGGCTACGAGGCGCCGGAAGCGTGGGACGACTCTTTGCTGCCGGTTGTGCAGCAGCTGGGCGGCGGACAGTCTCAGCAGGCATCGCTTACGCCTTCCATGCAATCTCTGATTTGGCAGCGTGAGAACAAAATCATTAGCGATGACGAGTTCCGCCAGGCCGTTCGCATCCTGAATCGGCAGGACGCCGCAGCGCAAAACCAGCGTTACTCCGTGCAGTCAACGGAACTCGATGACGGCACCGTTCGATATGACCGAATCCCGACGATTGGCGGGAATGTCGCTGGCGCACCCGCGCCCGCTCCGCGCCGTGACATTCAGATCACACCGGCCGGCGAAGTGCCCATGCCCACCGGCTCCGCCTTGGAGCAGATCATGGCGGGGATGGCCTCGGGCCAGCCGTTTAGCGTGGCAGTTCCGCCTACGGGCGCTCCGACCATGACGCGCCCTGCGGCTAGTGGCCCGAGTGCTGCCGAAATGGATCGCCGCGCCAATTCGACGCTTGACGCGCAGACCTACGGCCCCCGGGCTGGTCAGGCGACAAACGCCAGCCGCGCAGCGGCGAAGGCCGAGGAAGCGGGCCTTGTGCGCGAACAGGAAGACTTGAGCCGCATGGGCACCGAGCGCCTTGGGGAGATTCGCGGCGCGGCTCGCGTCGCCGCCACTGAAATGGCATCGCTTACCGAGCTTGAGCGCCTGCTGTCTCAGGTCAATACGGGCGCATTCGCTGAAACCCGTATCAACCTTGGCCGCGCTGCTAGTTTCCTTGGCTTCAGTGACGGCGCGGAAGTCTCGGCGGCTGAAGCTGCCGCGTCTATCGCCAACCGCCTCGCGCTGGCCCTCCGTAATCCTGCGGGCGGCGAAGGTATGCCGGGCGCAATGTCGGACGCGGACCGTAACTTCCTCGTTTCGACTATCCCGAGCATTCAGAACTCACCCAACGGCTGGCGGCAGATGATCGAGATTCGCCGCCGCCTTGCGACTGCCGCGCAGGAGCAGGCGGAAGAGGCCGAGCGTTTCATGCGCGAAGGTGGCCGTTCGCGTGACCTTCCGGGGCGCATGGCCGAATGGTCGCGCCAGCGTCGCCTGTTCGCAGATATGGAGGCGCGAGGCGGGAGCGCAGCAAGCGCAGACGATGAGGCGCTTATTAATCGCTATCTTCAGGGGCAGTAATGGCGACCGAAGCTGAACTAATCCAAGCGCTTCGCCGCGCCGATGCCGCTGGCGACACCGCCGCCGCGCAGGCTATCGCTCGGCGCATACAGACTGTTCGCCAGCAGGGCCAACCCGCCCCTACTGCGCCAGCACCTGCACCGCGCACGACCGCTCAGGGCTTTGGCCGCGCTGCCGGCTTGCTTGGCCGTGACGTTCTAGAGGGTGCTGGCGG